TTACATATTTTTTGTGGTTCTGTTCTACCTACCCTATATGACGGGTTTTGTTTGATATATTCTTCTGTCAAAACTTCTTCTTGTTCTCTTTTCGTATATTTTATATTATTTTCACCATCAGTCAACCAAACAAACCCTTTATTTTTGGGTCCACCCCGTTTTCCAAACTCACTTTGCCATTTTGACTGAGTAAATGCACCTTTTTTACCACCCATCGAAGCAAATGATAATCTTTCTTCTTTTGTTTGTCCGTGGATTCCTATTTTCTTTTTTATCTGTGTTTCTGCGCCTCTTTTACCACCAAGTTTACATTTTTCTCTTTGAATATCTGAGTTGGATAATCCAATTTTACTGGCCATCAAATCTCGCACATCACCATTTTTCAGATATCTTTCATAATGAAGTTCTTTATGTTTTTCTGGAGAAACTGCTACTAAATTTGAAATTTCGTGAGGTCCGCCTTCATAAACAGGAACAACATGATGTATTTCATATCCATCGGGAATTGGACCGACTTTTTGCTCATAAAGTTTCCGTATCTTTTTTCTGTTCATTGACTTCCCCTTGGTTTGACATACTATAGTTATATAGTGTTTGTACGGTTTCGAGGGGATCGAAGGAAAGAATTTCATCTTCTTCTGTCAGAAGTCTAACTTCCTTCCATCCAGAATTAGTCAACAGTTTATGTTCAGATGAAAACTCATACACATTTCCATTTTCATCTTCAATTTCATATACAGGAGAATAACCCTTCACATAAAGATTTGTTACCCTTCTTTCATCATTGTTTTCATCATACACAAAAATATCAACTGAGGGTTCTACGAATTCACCGTCCTGAACAGAAAACGGATCAACTCCAGACAATTCGAAAATTTCCGCGAATGTCATATCACCATGTGTAGTTTTGATTTTAGTGTCGAGTGTACCACATCCAGAAGGTTTGACACAAGTGATCGCAACGGACTGGGGAATGCCAAGCATATCGGCATGTTCCTTATTCGTCTTAATCGCTGTGACACGAAGTCTCTCAAGTCTCAAATTCAATCCCTCTACCTTTCTGGTGGTTACGCAGTCCATTATACCAGTAAGAGACACACCAAGCAAGCGTTCTTCTTCACAATTTTTCTTCCAATCACCAGAGAGGAATCTAAAGTTAAGAAGGGTTGACTGCCAAGTGCCAAGAATGGTGGCAAGTTTCACCTTGCGTGCCAGACTCTTCTCTGTATCATCGGCACGAACTACGACTTCCGTGAGATTACAAAACTCACGATCACGAAGAATAATTTCACTACAAGGATTGGTTCCGAACAACTGATCCGAATCACGAGTTACATAATCTGTATCTATTTTTCTTCTAAACTCGTTAGCCTTTTCAACCTGATTCTGTGCTGCTTCTCGGTTGAAAATGCCTCGTTCACCACTCTTGGACTTATACAGAGCGACCCATTCTTCCATGAATGTGCCAGGTTCTGGTTTTTCTTTGTAGGACACAGAGTTGTTCGCAAGGGCTCTCTGTGAATCTGCTTCCCACCATGCACCGCTCTTGGCATCCCTCATACGCTCGTCAGTGAGCGATGAGAGGGATATCAGTGCAGATCGACGAACACCTCCGACAACAACAATCTCCGCAATCTTGCAGATAATATCGTGACATTCGATCGAAGTAAGTTTTCTACCAGACGCTTTTCGGAAAGTTTCGACGGTGAACCTAAAGAGGTCTTCGAGCGGTTCGGGTCCACTGGCTCGACCTCCAAAAGTCTTAAGGCGCTCGCCGGCACCACGAACTTTGCTCGTGTCCCATTTTGGAATTTGACCTCCAATGAGAAGGCTAAACAATTCTCTATAGGCTTTCGCCCAACCCATCTTCGAATCTTGAACAATAATTGTTGTATCACTGTCTTGAAACTCCTCTGCTATCGTCGGCAGGGTTTTGATGAGGTCGCGTTCTACGGAGAACCCAACCCCTGTTCCGCACATAAGAATGTACAGAATCTCATCAAACGACTTGACTTTGCTTGCACTAACATAGGCACAATTGTATCCTGCAACATTGTCCCTTTTAAGAGCCTCGCCTGCGGTCATCAATGCCCGCATAGACGGCATAATCTCTAGGTTAATAACTGCATCTGTCAGTTCTTTTCTGAGTTTGGTTGGTACATCATAATTACACTCAGTCTTCAGATGTTCGGTAAAGAAATCAAAATACCGATTGACTGTTTCGTCCCACGATTCTCTTCGACCTTCCTCTTCCAACCATCTGGAATAACGAGAAAGGTGAATAAAGGATTGATATAAACTAGGCAATTCGGACATAAACTAAACTCCATTTTCTAAATATGATAACACTCGATAAACTATATGTATAAACTATTGTGTGAGGTGTGACCACGACACAGGGAATAGTGGGGAGATTAACTTCCCAATTGCTTTCGCATACTCTCTAACTTCATACTGTGCATGTTCGTCGATTCGTTGCTTGTAGAATCGAGCATAAGCAGCAAGCGAACCAGTCCAGTACCACTCGGTATACATTCCTTGTGGTAGTGCGAACCGTGCCTGTTCTGGTGCAACATTATTTCGAAGAAGTTCGTTGTATGTGTGTAACGCAAGACGCATCACATTATCAAAGTTCTTCTCTGCTTCGGGATGAATACTAATAAACTCACTGCTTCCCTGTTTCGCACCACCTGTGGGTTCTCCTCTCCAATGAGGATAGTAGAACTCTGGTTCAAACGAAACATAACGGCGAGAGATTTCATTCTCTACGAAACCAACCTTTGATTTGAACATCTGTGTGCGGATCGAGATTGGCGCCTTGACTCGTAAGGTAATCTGTGGATGGGCGAATGGAGTCCAGTGTTGATGAGTCGCCAGATACTTCAGCAACTTACCATCACGCACAGATAACTTCCTCACATCCTCTGGGTGGTACGAGGATCCACTCTCACGCAGTCTTTCAACTACTTCCTCGTCGATGTCCCATTCAGTATCTTTAGAGAACGAAACCCGTGCGGCGTTACACACCGTGAGATCCGAACCCATGTGATCGACAAGATCAACAAAACCTTTGTCTAATACTTTCTCTTGCATACTATACTTTTCTCCATCGATTGAGTCTCATTGTTGCTTCCAATCCAGAAGCAGCATTGTCATCTATAATCTTCTTAATTTCGTTCACGGACATTCGATATATCATATCATTAATATCCTTCTCTGTCAACCCATTTGGCCAAATACAAACCGTTTTTCCTTGTTCAATCAGTTTCTGGTTGAACGAAACTATCTGAGGATTTCGTGGTTCGTTGTCCAAAGCATATACCATGTCGGTCTTCATGAACCTAGAAGGAATATGATCAATTGCACTAGCACCAACCATAGCAACTGTATTTGGAATGAACATACTATCGATTGGTCCTTCAACAACATACACACGCTTCTTTGGATTTGCACGCCACATACCATACCACAGTCGTTCGATAGACTTGTCTGCCTTTACGGTAATATACCTCAATGTTTGTCTGGCATTTGCTTCGTCTTTCATAGAAAGAGATCGACCCTGAACTGCAACCACATCGTTCTTCTTATTAAAGAAAGGAATAATAAGTCGTGGTTCTTGGTGAGTCAATTCCCTTGACGGAAGCGTAGGATCTACCGTACGCATATACGACTGAAAGTTTTCGGTGTAATAAAGAACATCATGAAACTGCTTTGGAATTTTCCTCATGACAACAAACTGTTTCGCAACATGATCATCCTTCAAATTCTTAATGCACTTTAATGGTTTAAGAAGATCGTGTTTAGACTTAAACTTAGGAGCAGACATTTTAAACATTTCTTCGATTTCCGGTTTTTTATAATTTGAATTTCCGTTGTGGCCCGACTTCCATCTCTCCAATTGATATTCTTTTACTAAACTAGGAGAAACACTTTCTAAAAATCTATAAAGAGAATGACCAGCACCGCAATTATGACACTTATAAAAATAATCATTACCTTTTTGGTAGAAGAATCCTCGTGCTTTACTTTTATTTTTCTGAGAATCGCCACATATAGGGCATCTACAGTTTGCTAACGAATCAGATTTCCATTTAAATCTATCCAAATACATCGAGGCCATATTAATGAATTTTTTATCAATATAACTTGTCATCAAAATTTCCAGTCATCGACACCAGACGAAACCTTTGAAAACTTATCATCAATTTCAGATTTCATTTGTCCCGAATTAATCAGTGTTTGTTGCGAGGAATCTACATCACTAAATTTCATTTTAGATCTGTCAAGAGAAAGAATAAACTTCTTATTTACAGCGGCGTCATTATACCTATTCTTTAGTTGCTTTACAAGTATTTGTTTTAATTCTTCCAATTCTTCTGTAGATATAAGAGCAAACATAAAATCTGCCGTTTGGGGCAGTCCAAAGGATTCGCTCGTATCCTCCAGTCCCATATCTGAATTAGAAAATCCACTTCTGTTAACTTGGGTCGCTGTAAAAATAGGGACATCATTTTCTACTGCTAGACCTCTTAGTTCTTCTGCAATAGACTTTACCAAGAAATAGGACCCAATGTTACCACCCTTTAATCTAGCAGAAGCACATATGTTCAAATAATCAATAAAAATAATATCAGGAACAAAACTTTTCTTTAGTTTTAGTTCTTCAATAAGAGATCTAAAATGATTTGCAGTTGCAGTTGCAGTAGGATACTCCTTGATAATTAACTTCCCCTTCACTGTTTCCTTTAGGTTCTCTATCTTTTTATCGTAGTTAGATTTGCTCATAAGTTTAAGATCACTAATATCTGTATCTAAAAGATTGGCATCTATTCTTTCTGCAATTCTTTCTTCTGCCATCTCGCATGTAATATAAAGAACATTATAGTTCTTCGATAGACAA